GAGTTTTATGCTTATATGGAACATTATAAGATTCCTACCGAGATAGTTTTTGGGTTAAATGAAGCTGATCTTGATGAGAATCTACGCGACTGGTTTGGCAAAGAAAAATGGGTTCGCATGGATACCAAGGGCAACATCAAGGGTGACTGTGCCAGAGGCAGTGAAACGGAAGGCAAGCCCAAGTGTTTGCCACAGGCCAAGGCACATGCTCTCGGCAAGAAAGGCCGTGCTAGTGCCGCACAGAAAAAACGCAGAGAAGATCCCGATCCCGAGCGTAGAGGCAAGGCCATCAATGTGGCTACCAAGGTCAAAGAACAAGGGGTATATATAGGCAAGTCACTTACATCTGTTAAAATTTTTGAATATATACAAAGAGTCCTTGAAAACTTTATTAGAACTAAAGGGTTTAAGGGCGGACCAAGTCTTGTTAATGAACTGCGTCCTTTGTTAGATCAATTGGATCAAGTCAATGAAAAAGATTTAGCCATGAATATACGAGAAATGATGCAAGCAGCCGCAAGAAATGATCGTAGCACAAAGGGTCTAAGTTGGGGAATGTTTGCTCAAGAGTTATCAAAAAAAATACCAGAACTGATTAGAAAACGCACAAATCAAGGTGTGACAGAAAATGATCTGGATGAAGCCTGTTGGAAAGGCTATCACAAGGACGGCATGAAGACCATGTTTGGTAAACGCTATCCCAACTGCGTAAAAAACAAAAACGAAAGTCTGGAAGTCTATGTCAACCGTGGCGAATGCCCTGGTTGCGGTGGTGTTATGGTTGCCGAAGATCAAATCACAGAAAAGCAAGATGCCTGCTATCACAAGGTTAAATCAAGATACAAGGTATGGCCGTCGGCCTATGCATCAGGTGCCTTGGTTCAGTGCCGTAAAAAAGGTGCCAACAACTGGGGCAACAAGAGCGAAAGTGTTGACGAAAGTTATACCGGAGTTATGCAATCGCAGGGAATTACTGATGCTAAGTTGTTAGAAGTTGCCCGTAAGATTGACTTGTTTGCTAAAACTGTAAAATGATAGAGCGTATATGAAGATTAGTGATTTCCGTATTAGTAATCACGACAAACTGGATGATATCCTGGTGCGTCTTTGCGAAATGGTTGTAGAAGGGCAATACAAAAAGAAACTGAATCTTGGTGTAGTGGCAGCCGCAGTGTTGGATCCTGACAACAACTGTGTAGTAGGCATAAACTATCCCACAAAAGACGGCCATCGTGTGCATGGTGAACGTGCGGCTATCGATAGCTATGTGGCTCGTTTTGGAGAGATACCGGCGGGTAGTATTATTATCACCACCTGTAGTCCTTGCACACAATCTATGGCCGAGAGATCCGGCATCAACTGTAGCGATCTAGTTGACCAAGTGGGAGTGCATAAAGTGTATGCCGGCTATAAAGATCCCACACAGGATTTTAGCCACAAGCGTTATCATATTGAAATCACCCGCAATCCAAAAATACAACAATTGTGCAAAGCGTTTGCTGACACATTTCTCAAAGACAAATTAGACGAACTTGCCTTTATGGGCAGCCAATGTACCCAAGACTGTTCGGGTCATCGTGCTGGATATGCGTGGTCACAATCCAAAGGTGGACAAGTTGCACAAAGCCCATTCAGCCCCAGCTTCAATAAAGGTAGTCAGCTTCATGTAAACGGTAAGTAAACGCATGAGTTTCCTAATAGCCAACATACCTCCTGTAAAATGTTTTGTGCGTAGAGAGTTTTTATACAATCACGAACGCGGCCACGGAGAACTAGAACCCTGTTACTGGGTTACGGCCAAGGCCATTAAAGGTCAAGCCTTTAGAATAGAATGCATGCTGACCGAATACGGTGCCTTGTACGACAAGTTGCCTATCAGTGCTTATGTTTGGAAGCCGGTCGATCCTGCTGAAGATTTTGAACTGGATCACTTGCAGATCTGGGACTGTCTAGGCTACGACATAGCGGTGTTGGAGAAATCAAATCTGCGAGGACTCAAGGTCAAGTACTACGGCAAAGACAAGCAGTTTCATTTTGGGCAGTATCTGTTTACTATAGACTTTGCGGCACCGGATCACAATAGACTAGATGTTTCATTTGCAGAAGGTGTGCAGGAACACAAGAGCTACAACTTTATTCGCTTGGATAATGGACAATTTGCATGTCAGCCCAACAATCGTTGTTTATGGTACGACGTGAGCCTGGTACCTGCTCAACTTAAAACCCCCGATTTTAAAATACCCACCGAGGTGTACTGTGTAGAAAATCGCGCCAAATGGTCCGCAGGTGGCGACGACTCATGGTTTTACCGAGGTACTGATACAGAATGAACCAGTATCCAGTATATCCTGAACAATTCGAAGGTGATGACAGCGATTACAAACGTAATCCTTACTCACCTGTTTAAAGAATACCCTTAGGACCGTAACTTAGTTACGTAGGGTGCCCGGGTGCTGGGCTAGAATGGTAGGAAGTCGTGCTCCGGAAGCTATTCTTAAAACGACCATTACCAAAAACGCTTGCATAATTCAAAATACCTGTGTATAATTAATATATTATTAACAGGAGAATCACATGTCAAACCGCGTATTCACAGCAGAACAAACTAAAAAACTTGAACAAATTATTAACGAAGGTATCCAAGTGACTTCCGAAATCGAAACCTTGACAGGCGGCCTGAATGATACTATCAAGGCCATTGCTGAAGAATTAGAAATCAAACCAGGTATTTTGAAAAAAGCAATCAAGCTCGCACACAAGAGTGAATTTGGTCGTGAACAACAGGATCACGAATTGCTTGAACAAATTTTAGTGCAGGTTGGTAAGACATTATAAGTACTGTTTTATAACAGCGACTCGCTCCCGTAAGGAGCATGTAGAAAGGTTAACCGGCCACAAGCGGTAGGAGAAGAATGAGTTATATTGATGCACTTTTTGATCGTGAACACGATCGCATACATGTAGTCGAGCGCCGTGATGGTAAACGATGCTATCAGGAATATCCTGCAAATTTTATATTCTACTACGAGGATCCTCGTGGTAAATTTCAAAGCATATTTGGCACAGCCGTGTCAAGATTTAGTAGCCGCAACAACAAAGAATTCCGCAAGGAGTTAAAGATGCAGTCGGGCAAAAGATTGTTTGAATCGGATATCAATCCTGTGTTCCGTTGCTTAGAGGACAACTACAAAGGACAAGACGGTCCTAAACTAAACGTAGCGTTCTTCGATATTGAGGTGGACTTTGATCCCGAGCGTGGATTTAGTCGGCCGGAAGATCCGTTTAATGCTATTACCGCTATTTCAGTTTACCTGCAATGGCTAGAGCAAATGGTCACACTAGTTGTCCCACCCAAACACATGAGTCAAGCTACCGCACAAGAGATTGCCGCAGAGTTTGAAAATACAATTGTATTTGATAGTGAAGAAGAATTACTTAAAACATTCTTGGACCTAATTGAAGATGCCGATGCCTTGTCTGGTTGGAACAGCGAAGGCTTTGATATTCCGTACACCGTTAATCGTGTTACCCGTGTATTAAGCAAAGATGATACCAGACGTTTTTGTTTATGGAATCAATTTCCTAAAGAACGTAAGTTCGAACGCTTTGGTGCCGAGAATCAAACATATGACTTGATTGGTCGTGTACATATGGACTATATGCAACTTTATCGCAAGTACACATACGAAGAACGTCATAGTTATAGCTTAGATGCTATTGCTGAATATGAATTGCAAGAAACCAAGACTGTATTTGAAGGAACCTTGGATCAACTGTACAATCAAAACTTCAAAACATTTATTGAGTACAACCGCCAGGACACAATGATCCTGGCCAAGCTAGATAAGAAGTTAAAGTTCTTGGATCTAGCCAATACACTAGCACATGAGAATACCGTGTTGCTCCAGACCACAATGGGTGCAGTGGCTGTGACTGAACAGGCCATTATCAACGAAGCACACGAACGTGGTATGGTTGTGCCCAACCGCAAGGAACGCTATTCGGACGAGGATACACAAGCTGCAGGTGCGTATGTTGCATATCCACGTAAAGGTATTCATGAGTATGTGGGATCCATAGACATTAACTCCTTGTATCCGTCGGCGATTCGTGCTCTTAACATGGGACCAGAAACTATTGTTGGGCAACTACGTCCTGTAATGACCGATCGGTACATTGCAGACAAGATGCGTGGTGGTAGTAGTTTTGCTGGAGCATGGGAAGGATTATTTGGCAGCCTAGAGTACGAATCAGTAATGACCCTAGAAAAAGGTACAGAGATTACCGTTGACTGGCAAGATAGAAACGAGAGTGTACATAGTGCTGCAGAAGTCTGGCACATGATCTTTGACGCGAACCGTCCTTGGATGTTGACTGCCAATGGCACAATCTTTACATACGAGAAGGAAGCAGTTATTCCTGGTTTGTTAAAGCGTTGGTATGCCGAACGTACAGATATGCAAGCCAAGTTAAAAGAATGCAAAAATCCTGAAGATGAAGAATACTGGGATAAACGTCAGCTGGTCAAGAAGATTAATCTAAATAGTCTATATGGTGCTATTTTGAATCCTGGTTGTCGCTTCTTTGATAAACGTATTGGACAGAGTACTACCTTGACTGGACGTGCTATTGCCAAACACATGGATGCCTATGTAAATGAATGTATTACAGGCAAGTATGACCATGTAGGTGAATCAATTATCTATGGTGACACAGACTCCTGTTACTTTACTGCTTATCCTGTACTTAAGGATTCTATAGAACGTGGAGAGATGACCTGGAACAAGGACATTGCTGTACAACTGTATAACAGTATTGCTGATCAAGTTAACACTAGTTTTCCGGGCTTTATGGAAATGGCATTCCATGTGCCCAGAGAGATGGGAGAAGTAATCAAGGGCGGTCGTGAGATTGTAGCTTCAAAGGGCTTGTTTATTACCAAGAAGCGTTATGCTGTGCTGTACTATGACAAAGAGGGCAAGCGTGTGGACACACATGGCGAGCCTGGAAAAGTAAAAGCCATGGGCTTGGATTTGAAACGTAGTGACACGCCCAAAGTTATTCAAGACTTCCTAAGTGAAATTTTAAACAATGTGCTTACAGGTGCAACTCGTGATGAAATTATTGAAAAGATTCGCGAATTTAAGTATAAGTTTAAAGAGCGTCCGGGTTGGGAGAAAGGTTCGCCCAAGCGTGTAAATAATTTGACTAAGTATGGCAAGGAAGAAGAACGTCTAGGCAAAGCCAACATGCCAGGGCACGTTCGTGCAGCATTGAATTGGAATAACCTACGTCGTATGAATGGTGACAAATATGCCTTGCAAATTGTTGACGGTATGAAAACTATTGTGTGTAAATTAAAACAAAATCCCTTAGGATGGACGTCAATTGGCTATCCTACAGATGAACAACATTTGCCCGAATGGTTTAAAGACTTGCCATTTGATGACAGTTTGATGGAACAAACAGTAGTGGATCAAAAGATCGACAACTTGTTAAGCGTTTTAGAATGGGACTTGGCCAGTGCGACCAATACCGAAAATACTTTCCAAACTTTATTTGAATGGTAATATGAAACTTAGTGAGCTTATTGCCTTTCGAAATAGACTAGAAGAATTACCGGTCAGCGTGGCCGAACAAGCGGCTCAAGATAAACTTGACATCCTCATGCACACAGTCACTTATCCGCATGAACCGTCAATGAGTCAACTAACCCAGCCATTTATGCTAGCACTAGCGGCCAATCTCAAAAAAATTCATGCAGCCTTTGATGATTTCAGTATCAGCGTTGGACAGCTTAAACAACAAGTTCTTGACCAAATTGAAGAACAAGAAAAACATTGGTTTCAGGAAAGCTATCGTGTATTTGAGGCTGCCGAGTTATGTGAAAAAACTGACCAGATTCTTTATGGCAGAGTTGTTACTGGCATTAAGAGCCAGGCGACCATGGATGCCGAGGACACACTTCGAGCACGATTATCCATTTACGCCGATTGGCGATGGCCTGGCATGATTATTCGCCCAGGCCTAGAAGATTTTATTGAAAACATGGTAGGCAGCGATCCTTTATATGTTATAGATCGAGAACATGCTTTACTACAACCGTGCCTAGATCGTTTTCCGCGGGCATATCAAAATAGACTGCGTCCTTATACCACAGACGACTGGAGCGATAAACCAATTCTGGGTAAAATCCCCAATAATCAATTTGGTGTTTGTCTAGCCTGCAATGTACTTAATTTTCGTCCGTTAGAAATTATTCGTCGTTATCTAGAAGAAATTTATACCAAACTTCGGCCCGGGGGTGTGTTACTAATGACCTACAACGACTGTGATCTAGCTCATGCAGTAATGTTGGCCGAGCAGGGGTTTGCCAGTTATACCCCTGGATACTTGGTTCGAGATTTGGCCCAACACGTGGGATTTAAGCTGGTATATACCTGGAGTGATGGTGGCCCTGGTGTTTGGTTAGAATTGCATAAGCCAGGAGAACTAATTAGTAATAGGGGAGGGCAGGCTCTAGCCAAGACACAAAATGTATTTGATTATTCAAATGATATTGACTATCTTATAAGAAGAGCGTATACTGAGGATGAAGTTGCAAAAATGCAAGAGGCAAAAAAATATAACATAGATATATCTGATCTTGATTGGGAGAACATGCTACATGCGATGTTGCAGGAAAAGGAAGCAGAAGAGCACAGAATTAAACTCAGAATTGCGCAAGAATTACACGAAGAAATGGCAAAATCAGTTGATCAACGCAAGCAAGAAGAGTTGGTCAAACTAAGGCAACGTGCATTACAATTAGAAGCAGGCAATCCAAATCTAATTAGGTATGGATATTCAGCAGAAAAATTAAAACATTTAATTAAACAAAAGGAAGAGGAAAAGAAATGAAGGACCACTTATTAGATTTAGTAGAACACACATATGACTTAGGCTGTATTGACCTGGTTAAAATTACAGGTACCGATAAAGAAACCGTTATCAGTGGGCTGGCTGAAGATCGTAATGTAGTTGTGGAAGGAACTTTTGCCAATCCTGTAGCAGATTTTATCGGCACATTTGGCATGCCCAATTTAGGAAAACTTAAGATCTTATTAAACCTAGCAGAGTATAAAGAAGATGCTAAATTCAGTCTGACACGCAAAGATACTGGTGCACCCGATGGTATTAATTTTGAAAATAAAACAGGCGACTTTAAAAATAACTATCGGTTTATGGCTGCAGAAATTATCAATGAAAAACTTAAGACAGTTAAGTTTAAAGGCGTAAACTGGCATATTGAATTTGAACCCTCTGTGGCCAGTATCATGCGGTTAAAAATGCAGGCTCAAGCCAATGCCGAAGAATTAAACTTTCAAGTTAAAACCGACGGTGTTGATTTAAAATTCTTCTTTGGAGATCATTCGACTCATGCGGGTAACTTTGTATTTCAGCCCGGAGTTACTGGAACTCTCAAACGCACATGGTCATGGCCCATCAAGACTGTGATCAGCATCTTGGATTTAACTGGTGATAAAACGTTTAAGATTAGTGATGATGGTGCTGCGCAAATTACTGTTGATTCGGGCCTGGCTGTGTACAACTATATTTTACCAGCACAGAGCAAGTGAATCAGTTTCAAAATATAAAACTTTCCAAGGCATTGTCTTATACTCTGAGCTCGATGTTGCGTGGCAAAAGCTATCACCAGCAGATTAAAAATGTCTGCAAACTGCCATTGACGCATGTGAGTGTTGATCAAAATTCAGATTGTTTTTTGTGTCACTGCGAAGGATGGTTGCCGATTCCTGTAGGAAAGGTTTCAGATTTTCAAAGTTTAGAGGAGGTATGGAATTCACCAACAGCTCACATGCTACAAAGCGACATAGAACGTAAGAAATTTTCTTGGTGTGCAGTTACACGTTGTGGGATAATTGACAAAAACATTGGCAACGAAAATTATTCATTATCAATCAACATAGACGACAGTTGTAATCTTGCTTGTCCTAGTTGTCGCAGAGATCTACGCATGCTGGAAAATGGACCAAAATTTGAAAGTAAAACTAAAGATCTTGCTCGCATAACACAATGGCTGGACAAGTTCCAATACCCAATCAACATTTCACTTGGTGGCACTGGCGACGCACTGGCTAGTCAACTGATTAGAAATTTCATCAAAACCTATCGTTATAAATGCGGACAGACATTTACAATAACCACCAACGGATTGTTGTTAAAAAAGGTCATTGAAAAGTCGTCTATATATCCGGCAATTTCGGCAATTTCCATCAGTGTGGATGCCGGCAGTGCAACAGTGTATGAACAGGTCAGGAGACCTGGAAAATGGTCGGTGCTCATAGAAAATCTGCAATGGTTATCTGCTAATCAAAAACAAATCAAAGTTAATCTAAATTTTGTTCTGCAGAAAACAAATTTTAGAGATCTTCCTGCTTTTGTATCACTATGTAAAACTTTCGACTTCACTGGCATTGTTCAACCTCTAAACGATTGGGGAACATGGAACAGTTCGCCTGTATCTAATCCAGATGCGTATACTGCGGTCAATGGCACCTACCTTGATCACAACGTGGCTGATACTGAACATCCAGATCATGCCGACTTTGTGCAGATATTAAACAGTGTAAGACAAGGTAATAATGATTTTTTAACTATTAATTCATTTTTTAATCAATATCAATGACACAAGATAACTTAACAGCCAAACAAAAAGATTATGCAATTTTTCTCCCGGCTATTAGTGGATTCTACGCAACCTATATAGGTAAACAACGTGATCCTGTTAATGGTCCGTACGTAGATCCGGCTCGTATGCCTGCGGGTATACAAGACATGGAAATGATGAACTGGCTTAACAGTCAAAAAGCATTGTTCCCCTACAAATGGTCATTATATTCAGGTGGTCATGCTAACTTAGATCTTACCAAGCAAAATTGGTCAGAAGACATGGTTCGTAATCGTGATCCTAGTACACTTATGTTAGGCGACTCTGGTGGATTCCAGATTGCCAAGGGCTTATGGGAAGGTGAGTGGCATGATCCAACCAGCCTGGCGGTACAGGCTAAAATGGCCGAAGCAAAGACACGTGGTATTGAACACGTTCCATCTTTTAAGCCAGACGGAACTGTCAAGCATGATAAAAATGGCAACACAAAATATATCAAAATTGATCATGTTAAAAATTATCAAGATTTGTTAGATGCCGCACAGAAAAAACGAGAAGCAGTGCTTAAATGGTTAGATGGTATAGCTGACTACGGCATGATCTTAGATATACCAACTTGGGTTATTCATGACGACGTGGCCAATGGAAAAATTGGCAACTTTAAAGATGCACAAGAATTGGTTGATGCTACTAAGTTCAACAACGACTACTTTATGAAACATCGCAAAGGTGTTAAAAATGGTGGTGCTAAATTTCTAAATGTTTTACAAGGTGCCAATCACACAGATGCCGAAGAATGGTATCAAACAATGAAACACTATTGTGATCCTAAGGTTTATCCCGACACACACTTTGATGGATGGGCCATGGGTGGACAAAACATGTGTGACGTGGAGTTAATTTTAAAACGATTGGTCGCATTAAAATTTGATGGTTTGTTGCAGGAAGGTGTTCATGATTGGATGCACTTTTTGGGTACAAGTAAATTAGAGTGGGCAGTATTGCTAACAGATATTCAACGGGCAATACGTCGGTATGTTAATCCAAGTTTTACTATTAGCTTTGATTGTGCTAGTCCATTTTTAGCTACAGCAAATGGACAGGTATATCACCATATTGATCTTCCACATAAAGGTAAATGGTGTTATCGTATGAGCCCTATTGCTGATGATAAAAAATATTCTACAGATACACGTTCTTATCGAGATGCGGTGTTGCAAGATGGATTATTAGATTCTGTTGTAGATGGTGTACTTATACCCGGGCATTTTGACGAAAGCCCGATCAGCCAACATTTACAAATGAAAGACATTTGCTATTATCGACCCGGCATGTTAAACAAGGTCGGTAAAGAAGGTAAAACATCTTGGGATAGTTTTAGTTATGCACTATTGATGGGCCATAATGTTTGGATGCATCTTGAAGCGGTACAGCGAGCAAACAGAGAATATGATTTTGGACATTACCCTTATATGATGCGGCATGATATTCCAAGTGGTGATGGTGAATTTTTTTGTGAAGTAGTAGACCGTATCTTTTCTGCACCCGATCGAGCTAGTGCCTTGGCAATAATTAATGACAGTAGATACTCTAGCGATCTTGGATATTGGAATCAAATCATTGGCACACGTGGGTTTAAAGGTACAAAAGCGGTTAGCGGAAGACCCATGTTTAATCTCTTGTTCGAAGAAGTAGAACATGGTACCAACGAAGATGAAGTAGAATTTGATCAATCCAAACTAGATGAATTGGAGGCGTAGTGAAATTTACATTAGGTGATATAGTTAAAAAGGTGTCTGGATCTCAATGGCACGGAACAGTGGTTGGAACTTATTCTACCGAACTAACCCCAGAAGGATACGCTGTTGAAAGTTGGACAGAAAAAGGATCAGTTCAAATTTATCCAGCCAAGGCACTCGAACTTTGGATACCCACACAATAATTTACGGAGATAATATGATTGAAAAATTACAACACCGTTTACAACATTTAGAAAATGATCATGCCGCATTGAATAAAAAGATTGACGGCTTGGAAAAAACAGGCGTTTTTGAGGACGTGACTTTGGAAGTTTTGAAAAAGCAAAGGTTGCATTTGAAAGATGAAATCAGTAAAATAAAACTGCAAATTGCGTACGAAGTCGGACAAAAGGAAAATGATTAATGGACCGTATCGGCCACACAGATGTTAGTTTTTTTGTAGGAACCGAAGTTGAACACACTCCTGCCTTTGGACTACGCACACTGTTTGTAGTAGGATTACAAGATCCGCAGATTGTACTGCAAGAATTTAATAACCACGATTGTAAACACATTTATTTTGGTGCCAACCAAAGTTTTCCACCATTAGATATTAACGATGGCGAAGGCTGGTGTGATTGGGAATGGATGGTTAAGTCTTGTTTAGAAAAGTTGTCCAACTACTGCACTCTTGATTTAGATGTAGCACAAGCAGAAGGCTTGCTTGAATCCTCATTGGTGGAGTTTGATAACTTTATTCCAATGATTTCAGTTAAACTTCCTTACATTAAACAATTTGGATACAATGCCACTATCAAACTTGATGACAAAGATTTTGCCGCGACAAACCCGGGCGTCTGGTGCCACTCGCTACACGACTTACAAAACCGTGCAGTGTTTACTGACTGGTCTAAATATACCAAGGATGAGATTATAAGATGAAAAACGCCAGAGTTAGTGTTATTAAAAATAATATAGATCAAGGTGACCGTGTTCCACCCGTTATACACGATTGTGAAATGGGGCAATGGATTGATCACGAGATGTACAAAAAAGGGCATGTTATTGATCACACTGGTGTAGTGGATATGCCAGAATATAATATAGATAATAAAACCAGGAAAAAAGGCAGCAAGGCAAATCATACCGTAGGATCTATGACTATTCTTGATATTCTTAATACCCCAGACTGGTCAGATACTCGATATTCTCATAAAACACAAAATCAAAATCAAATTGAATGGGATCCAGTTTTTATGGAGATTTCTAAGGTAACTGTTTTAGATATGGATATTGATCTTATACAAGAAAAATTAAAAGAAGGATATGAAGATGTGCGGGGGCAGTTAGTAGCTGGATGTCGATCCATGGAAATTAAAAGTAAAAATGGATGGGTAGTATTGGACGGGTACGGACACTCAAAATCTTATAGAATGCGTATTCCCGATAAGGCTATGAAAAAAATAAAAAATATTTCTGGATCTCGAGATACCATAAAAAAACTGTTTGAGATTGTATAATGATTAGAATGTTTTGGGAAAAGATGATGAAGTGGGGATGGGATTACAATCGCAATCTTAGAGAAAGAGATATTGTTGACTCGTTGCCAGTTTCAAGCGACGAGACTCGTCCTGACATGGAAAAAGCCATTAGATTTTCTGTGTTACCAGCACGTGGTGGATGTGTGTTAGAAACAAGAATTTATGACAAGAAAGAGCGTGAGTGGGACGTGATCAGTCATGTTATTCCTGACGGTGTAGATGTAGCCAAATCAGTGGGCGATATTGTAGCAATGGAACTGTTACGTAGATGACCTTTAGTAACGATGTACTAATTGTAATTGCTGTCTACCTTGCGGTTATGGCAATTATAACCGCACTAATTGCATATTTTTATAGAGATTATTAAAATGGAACAAAGAAAACAAGCATTACTAGAACAAGCACAACGTATTATGGATCAGGCCCAACGTAAAATTTGGATTACATTCCGTAGAGAAGGCATACATAAATATCCTGCGGCCGCAACTGATCCTAACTTGGCCACAGGAGATGAATATGATGTATCGTTTTTGGCTAGCCCTCATCGCCATGTGTTTCATTTCCGGGTGTGGATCGATGTCTTCCACAGTGACAGAGATATCGAATTCATCCAATTCAAACGCTGGCTCGAAAATCTCTATACCAGTTACAGAAGTGGTGCGAATTCCGTTTTAGCATTAGATTTTAAGTCTTGCGAAATGATCGCAGATGACTTATATATACAGATAGCCGCCAGGTATCCTGAACGAGCTGTATGGATTGAAGTAGCCGAAGATGGTGAGAACGGTTGCCTCATTAAGTATGAACTTTCTCGCCCAACACATAGCATTAAAATTTAAAAGGAAATACAATGGGCAAGCGTGAATTTCGTCCCAATCCCCGAGTTCTAGCCATTATGGAAGACTTGGATCTTTTTCGAGAATTCTGTGTAGACTACGGATATCGTTACAACGAAGCAGACTTGTACAATTTTAAAGCCTATGCTTGGCAACAGTACAACAAGTTTACCCAGGGCAAAAATGCCAAGAACATGTGGGAAGAAGACACCCGTAGATTCTCCGGATATCGTCGTCATGCGTAAACTATTTTATTGCGGTTTGGAGTCGTATGAAGCTCGCTACACTCTACAACTTACTGAATGGAATCGTCGGGTGTTTGATCGCCGAGGGCTTGATGTAGTTTATGTTCCAGGAACCACTATTGACAACACACAAACGATCAGTGTAGGTCAGGTACTAGACGCACATGGTCGTAGTTTCTTTAGTATGAGCCAAATGATGAATCTAGTTCAAATGATGCGTAATGGAGAAGTTACCAATGAAGATATTATCTACTTTGAAGACATGTTTCAACCCGGTATCGAGAGTTTACCTTATATTCTTGATCAAGTCGATCCTGCTCAGCGTCCCCGTATATTTGTTCGTTGTCTTGCTCAGGCCATTGATCCTGACGACTTTGTTCATGTATGGGGTATGGCTAAGTGGATGGGTATATATGAGAAGATGGTTAATGAATTTGCCACTGGTGTATTAGCCACCAACGAAGAGATGGTGGCTCATATGCGTATTGCTGGTTGGTCGGCGCCTATCTATAACATCAGCGGACTAGCATTTGGCAAAGAGGAAGTTCTTGGACGCATCGGTGGTGTTGCTAATATTAAACCATTTGCAGACCGTAAGATGCGTGTGGTATTTGCCGCAAGATTTGACCAGGAGAAACAACCAGATTTCTTTATGGACCTGATTGAAATGTGGGCTACACAAGGTCCTTATCCAGTGGAGTTTGCTATTCTTCAAGGTGGGCCACTGCGTAGTAATAATCCAGAGTATGTTGACCGTGCTAGAAATTTAGAATCTCGTGGATTACTTAAAATTTATGAAAACCTAAAGAAAAATGATTACTATAACCTCGTTAATGATAGTCGCGTTATGTTTAATTGTGCATTACAGGACTGGGTATCTAACACTGTATCAGAAGCAGATACTTTGGGCTGCAATGTTCTTTATCCTGCTTATAGAAGTTTTCCCGAGACTTTTGCTGATGATCCTAATCGTCTTTATGTTCCTTGGTCAATCGACGACGCATATCATAAGTTAAAAAACTTATTAAACGCACCACATCACAACATGGGTTTGATTTCGGATTGGACTGACGGCACTGTGGATCGCATTGTAGACATACTAGAAGGTAAGGGCGAATCTTGGAATCGTGCAGGTAATCGTTATCGCGATCATGTTAGTCAAGCCAAGTATCCGGTAAGGAAAATCGAAGAGTGAGTTTTGATCGACTGTTCAAGTTTGAGACAGACTTGGCCGAATACACAGGTGCACCGTTTGTAGTTGTAACAGATGGGTGTACCCATGCTATTGAGCTATGCTTGCGTTATGACCGTACACAAATGTTAGCATTCACAGCATTTACCTATTTGTCAATTCCCATGCTCATGCATCATTTACAAATTAACTATGTTCTAACTAGTGAAGAATGGACAGGCGAATACCAATTCCATGGTACACGCATCTGGGACAGTGCTCGTAGGCTCGAACCGGGCATGTATCGCCCAGGACAGATGCAATGCCTGAGTTTTGGCTATAGTAAACCCTTGTATCTTGGCAAGGTTGGTGCTATTCTATTAGATGATGAAGATGCTTACCATACCTTAAGTGCATGGCGAAGTGATGGTAGAGATTTACATAAACAACCTTGGGAGGATCAAATAGCATTTGGACAAGGGTGGCACTATTGTCCTACCCTAGATGCTTGCGTACACGGCTCGCAAGTATTACCTACCGTTGCACCAGCAAGCCAAAAAGTACTTTATCCAGATTGTAGAAATATTACAATAGTGCGTTGACAAAGACCTAAATAACCCGTATAATAGTGACAAGACTAGCCATCCTCGGCTTTAACTCGGAGAAACAATGAAACACAAAAACAAAAATAGTCAAGAAACATTTGATAAACTCAAAGCAGATCAAATGGTAATAGAAGCGCCATATCATCCCGGCTACGAAGATGCCGCGGTTAATCCAGACGACGGTCGCCCACTTCATCAGGTAATCCGTCAAAGAATGATTGCTGGCAAGAAACGCTTTTGGGCCGGTGATAACATCAGCGAATACCTT